AACTATCATAGTCTAAAGCGAGATACGTTGCCAAACCTAGACGTTTTCCGCGACGGGCCAAGAGTTTCTGCCAATAACAGAATACCTCTCTTGGATGGTGCGCGAGAAATCTCATCACATTAGTGCAACGATCTCCCAAATCGTTCGTATTCTCCTTCGCGGTGGAAGGGCGATACTTCAGCTCCCTAATTATACAGGGGATTGGTAGTGGAGCGACCCATATGTCAGCTTCACTATCATAAATGAATGGACTTTTAAGAAAAGTAACATCATTGATATCAATATAAGGTTCTAGTTCTTTACCTTTTTCAGCGGAAGTAATAGTTACTCCCAACTCGCGCATTACTGATTGAATATATAATGCGTCATATCCTTTATCCAAAATCGACTTTTTAACTGACATGACTACGTCATCTCCGTACGTCAACATACGGACGGATGCGTCAAATTCGGTAAGGTGTGAATTTAAATCATTTTTAATTGAGAATGATATAAAACTCATCCATATAAGGAAAGTATTAGCAAGAGAATTGAAAACGTCTGTAAATATAGCCCCAGACTTATTACCCTGCGTTGATTCAAACACTAGCGAATTCATAACGTGAATTCCATTTTGAAGTGCGTACAACAGTGAATGTCGCGCGAGTTTATCTTCAGGTGTGTCTATAGCTTCGTAGAATCTATCGGTAACCTCTCTAAAGAATGTATAACATTCAGCAGGAAGTGAACCATCGAAATTCTTATAATCGAAGGCTTGTCCGTAATCTGAAAATCCTCGCAAACCAAGCGCATATTGCGCCCACACTGCATCTTTATCACGTCCAATACCATGATACAATTTGAACCCCGGATGACTTCTATACACATCAACAAACGATCCAAAATATTTGCGACATAATAACACAAGATCTAACGACCCTTGTTCGAAAACACGAGTATTTCCTGCCAAAACTTTAGCTTGTGGCCGTAATTCGTCTTTCAACGTACTAATAAATGGAAATATGGGCACTACTCCACGGCGCAACATATCATCTTTCTCACTAACAATCTCAACGAAAGTCTTGTGTGGAATACGTGTCAACGCCATTTGGCTAAAGCAATAACGTTGTGGGTCACCAACTGGCACTTCAACAACATCGAATATCTTACGTTTTCCGCACCCAAAATACTCTTGCCACATTCCAGATGAAGTCCGCATATTTAGAGGTCCAGTGGACCCGTTCCCATTAATAGTTTCATCAAGTGTCCATACTTTGGGTTCATATTCAAAACTATCCAATTTAGCAATAAAGTACTGAGCACACGATCGTATGTATCTTAATGGTACACCGGAGGCTTTATCAGTTTCCCACTTTTGCGCTCCAGTAATTAGTGGATCGACATTTCCATTAGCTACTTTAGCAGTCGGGTGATAATCACATTCGTCTTCATTAATAAGACATGGTATTCTTTCGAACGCTGAGTGTCTGGAAACATATTTTGATAATTTTTCTCCATTAATAATAACTTCACTATACAACGGCGATTGGCTAAACCAATATGAATTATTCACTGGTTGCGCACGAACTTCCGCAATTCGTTCAGGTACAACGATGTTTGTCAAACCACGTATTGGAGCAGCTCCACCACAATAGTGATTTAGATCTGCCGCGGCGTGGATGCCAGCAATCCCGTGTCCCAAAACATAATAAGGTCGGCCACAATCACCAAATATCGTATTTTGTTTTCGTCCACTATCGTCTTCTCTATAGCTAACTTCATATAAGTCATTATTAATTGTTTGATTAAGTTTGGCATAATACATTGGACGATTGGATAGATAACCAGTCCAATCAACGTGTTTATCATAACTCTCATAACACCCCAACAAGATGCCATGTCTATTAGTTACTTTAGGATCCTGAATAATATGCTTACGTATGTTACTCACGTTAGGAGTAACTACGGATAATGTACACACATACAAGTCAACTGATGGTATGTCTTTTCTTTGGTCAATGGGTATGGCGTAAGGCTTACAACCCATTGTATCTCCTTCGAAAACTGATGGCATAGTTATATAAATACGTCCACCTTTATCCATATGTTCCTTCTCTAAAAAGAAAAAATGCTTATTTATTAGTATAGTTTGGTTATCAACATACATTACATATTGTTCTCCAAGTATACTAGTAGGACTAGTTCTCCAAGATATTTTAACTATATTCTTACGGATCTTCTTAATGATCTCTATATCTTTAATATCTAATCCTATATCTTGTGGAATATAGTTGTGCGCAGGTAAATGGCTATTATTTGGTTTTACTATAGCCTTATTATCATAAACTAAGTTTTGAAAAACATAGGCCATTTTCTTACAAACACTGTACATTGCTTGAACTGTCGCGCCCACTGCGAATGCTCCAACCAAACCAGCTGCAATCTTATACTTATTTTCGTCCAATTTCTTAACCATACGTTGTAGATAATTAGTTATCCCAATCCACTTACGTTTTGGCACTTCGACAACAGGACGTAGCATCTCTTTCACGTATGTGGGAATAGCGGGATCATCTTGGATAATTTCACTATATTCAGGATATTTCTCAATCATTTGTCTAGCTAACTCAATAGTCCTTGCATCGGGGCACACTAATTCATCAATCAATGTAGTTCTACCTAATGCACATTCAATATCTGGAACGTCAGTTGTGACATCACTACCATCTAGCGTTTGAACCACCATAGCACTAGTTGGGTGCCATTCTGGAGCCATAGCTAGCGTATTGATATTTTTTCCAATGAACGCTGATTTTCGAATGTGTTCATTCTTAAGATGCGTTATTATTTCTTTAAATTGTATATTACGTTTATATTGCAAATCGATTGAGGCTACTCTACCATTGTCTGGACGCGGATATTCGTACAATTTAAATGTATATTTTGATTCCAACAAATTAGATATAATTTCAATTCGTTCCTCTATAGTAGATTCTGGAGTCACTCGGATGTCGTCGTCACACACGGGAGTTTGGTTATCTTTCAATACAACTTCTACTATCATCCCAAGACGGCGAGCAATTTTAAGTGGCTCATTAATATACGCAGATACAGTTCGGACTGGATTAGTTGAATTAGTGGTGACTATTATAAACTTCGCATTATACGTTTCTCCTTTATCATCGATTTGAGCTTTCGAAACTTCCATCTTAGCAACGTTACTAATACGCGTCAAATTACACGCGTCCATATCATCTCGTCCGGTAAAAGCATCATCCATTAATATAAACGGTTGTTGATTATATAAAGAGTCGTATTTAAGGGTTTGTGACACTACCATAGTATGCACCAAACGTTGATAGTTTACGGCATACGTATGCTCATCATCGAAGTTTTTATAATAGTCTTTGCAACTCTCGACATCCTTCAACAAAGTATTCAACAAACTAGGTACTAAATAAGTAGCAAGTATAGTTTTACCATTACCAGGATTCCCCATAAAAGTTAGACTTACAGGTTCAGGACTTGTGGTTAACTGTGTTGACTTACCAATCTTATCCCGCAATTTATCAATATATGTCTCAAGAGTGCTCGCACTATTTTTCTTATGGTGCACGTACGATTCACGTGCACGCAAATCAGCCGCTTTCATACGCATCACGCCCAAGTAATCTTTTACACTCAAAGAGATTCCATCGAGAACGTATTTCTTAAAATAGTCATAATTATCTAGCACCTCCCGGATGTTGTTGATATACAAGGCTAAATCTTCATGATAAACAGAATCGAATCTATTCAAATTGGCTACTCCTTCACAAGTGTATATCATACAACTCATGAACGCTGTTATAACAAAATGCGTGTCGGGATTCAAATACCGCTCTCGCCTGTAAATTATATCCAATGTTTTAGTGTCATAACCCATCTTCGAAAATATGGTTTGAATAACACCCAAGATTACATTAGGATTGAAATATTTACGTAACGATTCGTACAAAGATTCACTGACACCTTTAACCCGCTCTAAAACAACATTCCAAGCGGCATCTTCATTGCTCTCATACACAAAACCATCCTTTAGTTGTGCTAGCTCTGAGAAACTGAGCAATTTAGACATTAGTTGCATCAAACCACATGATGCAACAACAGTGGATTCTGCCATCACTGTATACAATCCTGACACCACACCGGTGAGTAAGTCCAGTATTTTGTACATCAATTTAAACGCTTTAACGACATTTGGCAAATTGGCAGTTATCATACTTGAAACATCACCAACGGCCAAAATAGAATTAATAGCACGTTTGACAGTTTGGTACAATTCATAGACCTTTTCCAAACCAGTTTTAAATGTATCAGCCATTGTATCAACTATACCAGTTTGTGGTACCATAGTTTGTTTTCCATAAAACTGTATATTATATATCCCAGCGTTAGTTACTGCATAGTTTATTCTAATATAACTGTATGCGTTGACATTTCTAAAATATACCATATTAGCACCCACAGTCAACACACACGATCCAATGGTGACATATGTGCTACCATCGACCGAACCCGATAAAGTGAGTGACGCAGTCCCCCCTGTGACTACACGACAAGACATCGCATTAATCACATAATTATCCGGTAAAGCAATGGTGGAATTACCAGTCGAAGTGAGTGGATACCACCTACCATCACTAAATCCTTTCCACATTTCACCACCAAGATAGTCAGAAGACACTATAGTATAACCTGTCGGAGTATTATAACTCGTCATTGTGGGCATAATAGGTGGATCAGTACTATTATAAATTTGAAATTCGTATACATATATATTGAATGCTTGGTTCGGTGTCTGATCAAAATATAAAGCTATACTATCATAATATTCGTGTACATTAACAGATAGATATCCTATCATATTAGCGAACTTGTCACTTACCAACGTATACGTACCGCTAGAATTAGTACCTCTCACTGATACAACACACGACGGATCAACGACACCAGACGCGGTCATATACAAGAACACTTTATTAAGTTCATATCCATTAGACGGTGGCATATTGACCGTAAAATGCGCAGTTGTTCCAACGCCAATTGTAGCATATGTATTGAGTGCGCGATCAAACGCGTTAGTAGGATTATAAACATTTCCGGTAGCAGACATGTTCCACAAATTAATCGGCATATTTGGAGGAATCAACGCACCAACCATTTCTTGTCCAATCGGGATGGCGATTTGAAACATGGACATCGGACAGTAGAATCGATAATCGTCAGCCACCGAATTACCAATATGCAGACGCCAAGGATTCGCTGTACTCGAACTAATGTTCGTAGTTATCGCCCACCCAATTTCTAACTCCCCTTGCGGAGTGTCATTCATCAAATACGGCACATTATAAAAATAAGGAACCGTATTATATCCAGGTAATAAAAAGTTAACAGTTGGATCTCTAGTTATATCATGTATCGCCCCCGAAAACACTTGTTGCGCTGTCACAGGTGTAACCGTTGGACCTGTTGAAGATCGGAAGCGTGGATAATATTCAAAATACGCAAGAGCATTTTGTGATCGATTGGTATTGGTAACATAATGCACTATAGTGCCACCGCTAGAATACTTAAACAACTCAGATATTATGGCGTGCAAACCCGAATCGGATATACGCCCACCTGTATATGTTATTTCATTAGCACCAATACCCAATGGTGTATTATATTCATGCATGTATTCGGGTCGTCGCATCAAATTCAAAA